TGACGGCGGTGCTGACCTGGATAATACGGCTGACGAAATTGCAAAATGTAAATTGGAATGTTTGGTTACTGGAAACTGGGTTTCGACTTCGACCGGAACATGGAACTGAAAGGAATTTTGCGATGTTAGAATTTAAGGGTAAGTTTAATTTACTTCGGTCGGTGACCGCCGCTGATAATCCATTATTGTTAGCGGCTACTCGTGACGTCGCGGCTCCTCCGTCTGGTTCGGTGGTTATCTCTGCCGGGGAGATCAACGAGCTTCAGATTATCTGCGCGGTTGACGGTTCTGACAACCATGTGAATGTTTTTAATCTGTATGTTGGTCGGAACGGTCGTGGCCCTGCCATTTTTATCGGTGAAATATCATTTACTGCCGGATTGATGGAGGTAGGTTTCGACCCGGACACAGGTGCGGTTGAGACGGCTTTGGATTTTTACGCCCAGAGTTCAGCAATTGTCCAGGACCGTCATTTCATTTTGAATAATATGCGGGTATCGAACGAGCAGGCTAATGACCAGATAGCATCGGTTGTTTTCGATCCTGGTGGCTGCAACTGGGTTTTTGCTGAGGCAAAGACTATCGCTTCTACGAAGTGCAATTTATATTACGCGGGTGTATCGAGATAATGGATAGTCCCCAGAGTCAAGCTATTAGCATACCGTTGCCTGAGCCGTTGAAGGCAGGCGACACAGAGTTGATTGAGCGGTTATTGGTTGCCGGTGTTGACGATTCGCAAATACCGTTCATCTTGGGCCACAACGAGCGATTTTCGTTGATTCAGTGGGCCAACCGTAATCCGGCGATCAATAAGCTAATAGTTGATGCCAGGGAGCGAATGTTGAATCGCGTGGAGAACGCGATGGTTGGCCTGGCGTTAGGCGGCGTGCTACGGACACGGGTTATAACGGACACCGGAGCGATAATTATTAAGGAGCAGGAGGTGGCTCCATCGTTTCAGGCACAGAAGTATGTGCTGGAAAACCATCGGCCTCAGACATGGCGTCCTACTCCGCAGAAGCTGGAGCATAGTTTTGACGAAATGTTTGGCGACGACCAGAAGGTAGCGAAAGCTGATGAACATAGATTTAGACGTGTCTTTGGACGAATTCTTGAGAGCGGTGCCGGAGAATGTGGTAGCGAACTTTCAGTTCCGGCAGAGTCTGAACGAGATTCTGTACGGCAGCAAGGATGCCAGGCAGATGTTCTGGCAGATGATGCGACTATCTCCGACGCTGGTGTTCAAGACCCTGTATTGGACATACAATCCGAAGATGGCAACCGGATGCCGGAACGTCCCGTTCATAACTTGGCCGGTCCAGGATCAAGCGATTAACGACCTGGCCTTTGCGATCAAGAACGGACAGGACCGGCTAATGGATAAGAGCCGTGACATGGGTGCCACATGGCTGATACTTGGTGTTTTCTTTTGGTTTTGGCTTACAGAAAAGGATTGTCAGTTTTTGGTAGGTTCTCGAAAAGAGGAATATGTTGATAAGACTGGCAACCATAAGAGTTTATTCTGGAAATTAGATTATTTGTATAAATACTTACCAACTTGGTTGCAACCGGAAATTGAACGGACGCACATGCACTTCTTGAACCATCGTAACGGCAGTTGTATCAACGGTGAGGCCACTAATAAGGACATGGGTGCTGGTGACCGGCAGATGGCGGTAATGCTCGACGAGCTTGCCAGGGTGGACCATTCGATAGCTCAGTCGATGTTAGACGCATTGTCTGACACAACTGATTGCGTAATATCTAACAGTACCCATACAACTATGGGTCATCCATACGCGAAGCTCAGGTACAGTGGTAGGGTTCCCGTTTTGGTATTACCGTGGTATAAGCGGCCTGACCGGTGTCAGGGTTTGTATCGGTCGCCTGCTGAGGGCATGGTGGAAATACACGATCTTGGTTATTACCAGAAGACTTATCCCCAGATTTTTAAGGGAATTTCTGAGAAAATAGCTTTTAATGTTCAGGACGTCGAGATTGATGCGATGACCGAGGGGTTGGAACATGCGCTGTTTATCGCTGACGGCAAAGGTAATTGGCGTTCGACCTGGTATGACGCTCAGTCTCGACGGCGGTCATCTCGCGACCTGGCACAAAATGTTGACATGAACCCTGTTGGTTCTGGCGACGCAGTGTTTGACTTGCCAGACCTTCAGTTAATGCGTACCACTTACGTTCGCGACCCCGATTACGTGGGCGAAATATCTTATCATATCAAAGAAGGTAAGGCTGAGTATGAGAACGACAGTGTTGTATCGGCGGTTTTTGAGCCAAATTCTGGGCGGAAGCGATTCAAATGGTGGGGACCGCTTATTGATGGTAGGCCGGATCAGACGCATAATTACATTGTAGGCAATGACATATCGTTAGGTACAGGTGCGTCGAACTCTGTGACTTCGATTTTTGACGTGAATACCAACTCTAAAGTTGGTTCGTGGGTTGACGCTTTTACGTCGCCAACTCATTTTGCAGAGCAAGTGATAGCTATTTGTCAGTGGATAGGAGGTTTGGACACTCCATTTTTAATCTGGGAATCGAACGGTCCAGGTGGGATATTTGGGTTGCGTGTATATCGACTTGGTTACGCGAATGTCTATTATCATCGTGACGAGAAGAAAACGTTTAGACCGAGATCAAAAGACCTGGGGTTTCACACGTCTGCAACCAGTAAAGAGTTATTGATATATGGCTACAGAGAAGCCTTATCTTGGGCGTTCAGAACCGACACCGAGAAGCAAGCGTATAAGAACCCGGATGTTGACTCCATTACTGAGGCTGAGGACTACATATTTTACATTACGGGCGCTATTGGCCCGTCGTCGGCGGAAGCTGACGAGGGCGGCGCGAAGGCTACTCACGGCGACCGCGTGATCGCCGACGCACTGTGCAATGTGGCGAGGGCTGACCAAAAGAAAGCTGCGTCTAAGATTCCGCAGATTATTCCAACGACGTCAGTTGCCGCTCGCCGTGAAGACCGATATCGGCAGTCTTTATTGTCTGTCGAAGATCGGAGGTGGCAGAACTAATGGCGAGTAAAACACCATTCCCGGTACGATTACAGACAGGCATAAATGTCAGTCGTGAGAAGATGCGGTATGCACTGGAAAATCGTCAACGGATATTGACCAGGTACTCTGCCGGATTTTATGGACCTCATACTGACACTATCGCTGAGCCTGTCAACATTATTTGGCGATATTATGGGATAATGATGAGTTTTTTAGCGGCTGGATGTTTTAAGAGTTTAGTTACAGCCAGGGCCGGGTCTGGTTATGGTGGGACGGCTATGAATTTAGGTTTGGCGTTAAACCATTTGAAGGATGAGATAGATGCGTATGAAACGTTCAGGTCGGTTGTCAGGGATTCTTTTGGTTTTGTGGGTATGACAAAAGTGGGAATTGCTCACGCATACGAAATTCAAATAGGTGACACTACCCACGAGGCTGGCCAGCCGTACTGGGACGATATTGACGCCAGCGATATGTTTATTGACATGGGTGCCACTAAGTATAGGAACCTGGAGTTTATCGGTCACTCATACACGTTACCAGAAGATTATGTGAAGACCAGCGGGTTGTATAAAAATTATGATAAAATAACACCTAGTTCCAGGTTGTATGGCGACGCTTCTTCCGGCGCTTCTGCTAACGACGAACGGTCTCCGGCTAAACTTTCAAGGGCTGACACTGACATTGGAACTGAGTATTATGACTTAAAGCCGTGGGTTCGGTTACAGGATGCCTGGCTGCTAGACGAAAAAGTGTTGGTCACTATACCGATTCAGGGCGAAGGTGATAACATATTAAGAACTGTCGATCAATTTCCAGAAGGCGGTCCATACGATCTATTAGGATATCATTGGTTCCCCCAGAGTGTGTTACCGATTCCGCCAGCGTATTCGATTATGGATTTGGATTATCAGCTTAACCGGCTAATGCGAAGTATGGACAGGAAGGCTGATCGTGAGAAGACTGTACTGGCTTACGAGGGCGTTGCTGCCAAGGACGCGGAGCGTGTAATTGCGACCGCTGATGGTTATTCTGTACGAGTAGAGAATATCGACCGGATGAAAGAGATAACGCTTGGCGGGATAAACAATGACAGTATGATTTACGCTGAATTTTTGAACCGGAATATATCAGAGCAGGCTGGGAATCTATATAACTTAGGTGGTATTCGTTCAGAGGCTGGCACTTTGGGGCAGGAGCAGATAATAACCGCCAAGAGTCGTGGTCCAGTAGAAGATCAACTAACAGCGGTGGTACGGTTCTGTACGAACATCGACAGGAAGTTAGCGTGGTATTTAATGTCCGATCCGCTGATTGAGATACCGATGATTAAGCATGTGCCGGGCGTCGGCCCAATCGACGTCGTTTACAACCAGGAATCAATAGAAGGTGATTTTCTGGACTACAATTTCAACATTGATCCGTATTCAACGCAGGGCACAACCCCAGAGGAGACGTATAATAAACTCTTACAGGTGGTAAACACTACGGTATATCCGCTTATCGAAACTGCGGCGGCTCAGGGGCTGACAGTTGACGTCAGGAAATTGACGAAGTTGATATCGCAGTTTGTTGATCTTGAAGACCTGCCGGAAATATGGACTGATGGTCAGCCGGTTCAGGTTGACCCTGGTCCATACC